GGAAGCCCAAGTGCGTTGGCAAGCCTGTAATCATCACAGCCGCCCACGTGTCGGAGAAGCTCCGCGGTGCGGTAGAGGCCGGCTGCGTCACCAAGCTGATGGATCTCCCGGAACCAACCTGGCTGCCAAAGACCTTCAACGACATGGGCATGGACCTGCCCCAGTCTGACGCCGAGGCCCTGGCTGCACTGGTGCAGAAGTTCCGCGACGAGCATCGCCGCAAGCCGGTGGTGCTGGAAGTCGGCTCATGGGCTGGCCGCAGTGCGATCATCATGTCGCAGTCTGGTGCAGCACACGTGACCTGCGTGGACACGTGGGGCGGCAACACCAACGACGAGGGGTGCAAGCAGTACGACGGTCAGGCCGGGTCACCGTTTGAGGTGTTCCAGCGCAACACCGCCGGCATGAACATCTCCGCCGTCAAGGCCAAGTCGCCTGACGCCGCAGCCAAGTTCCGGGACGGCCAGTTCGACATCGTCTACATCGATGCCGAGCATGACTACGAATCGGTGAAGCAGGACATCCTGGCCTGGAAGCCCAAGGCCAAGCACATCCTGGCGGGCCATGACTACCACGCATTCGATGGCGTGAAGCGGGCGGTGGCTGATTGCGGCTTGGTGCCCGTGGTTAACGGGAACGTCTGGCACTGCAAGCTATGAAGAAGACCTGCATCGAATGTAAGCAGGAGCTGCCAGAAACCAGTTTCCATCGTTCCGCCGATGGCAGGATGCACCCCAAATGCAAGACGTGCCGGTCGTCCTACGAACGAAAACGCCGCAAGAAGAAGAAGGACTCGCGGCTGGATGCCATAGAGCAGGACGCGGTGGACGTGTTCTGCAAGGCTGCCAGGCTGGGCGGGTCAACGATCCCCCACAGTGCCGAGCTGATCGAAGTCCTTCTGGAGTACTTCGGCGGCGTGCGTGGTTTCGGCAATGTGTTCATGAAACAGTACTACGATTCGCCTCCTGGGGGGGCACATCGGACGAAGATGCTGGAGACGCTGGTGCGGCTGGTGAACGCCAACACAGCCATGGGCGGTGCCAAGAAGCCCCTGTCGGTGTGGACCGAAGACGAGCTGGAGGAGGAACTGCGGCAGCGGCTGATGGAGACGGCCATCACGCTCAAGGCCCTGCCGGTCAGCCGTGCAGTGGAGGTCCTCAGTGAAGCCGCACCCGCGGAAGGTCCCGGACCATCCTAAGCCGCCGGTCGTCCCCGGCGTGACCCAGCACACGCTTGGCCACCTCAAGGAGGTCCAGGCGGAGCTGAAGAGTCGGAAGATCGAAGCGCTTCGGCTGTATGAGCCCATGCCGCTTCAGCAGCAGATGCACGCCAGCATGGCGTCTGAGCGGATAGTGCTTGGCGGGAACCGATCCGGCAAATCGCTCTCCACGTTCGTAGAGGACGCACGTGCATTGACGGGTACTGATCCGTTCGACAAGTACCCCAAGGAGGGCGGCAACCTAGTGGTGGTGGGCCGGAACTGGCCGCACATCGGCCTGGTGGCCTACCCCATGCTCTTCAAGGCCGGTGCGTTCCGGATCATCAAGGACCTGGAGACGGGCGAGTGGCGTGCGTACCGCCCGGGCCAGGACGCCGCCCGCCGAGCCGAGACGAAACCAGCGCCACCCTTGGTTCCACCCAGGCTGGTCGAAGACGTGTCATGGGTGCTGAAGAACGCCGGGTACTGCCAGCGTGTCGTCCTGACCAATGGATGGACGGTCAACTTCTTTTCCTCTGAGGGCGAGCCGCCCCAGGGTTTTCAGGCCGATTTAGTGCATTTGGACGAGGATATCTCTAATCCCGCGTGGGTGGGTGAGATGCAGGCACGCCTGGCTGACCGTAAGGGCCGGCTGGTGTGGAGTGCCATGCCTCACTCCAAGAACGACGCCCTGCTGGGCCTGTGCGAGCGGGCAGACAAGGAGGCCGAGGAGGGTAAGGAAAACCCGCAGATCAAGAAGTTCGTCCTGCGGTTCCTGGACAACGACCATATCGATAAAGAAGAAAAGGAAAAGAACATCGCCCGGTGGTCAGCCCTGGGCGTGGACGAGCTGCGGATGCGTGCAGAGGGCGAGTTCACTCAGGACTCCATCCTCATGTACCCGTCGTTCAACACCATGGTCCATACCCTCCCCAGATCGGAACTGCCGGACGGCATCGTTCCGCCTGACTGGACACGCTACGTATCGATCGACCCTGGTCACACAGTCATGGCCTGCGTGTTCGCAGCAGTGCCTCCGGACGAGCGGTTCATCCTGGTCTATGACGAGCTGTACCTGCGGAACGCCAACGCCCTGATCTGGGGCGAGGCGTTCGCGGCCAAGTGCGAGGGGCAGCACTTTTACGCTTTCATCATGGACATGCACGGAGGTACACTGAGGGACCTTGGTTCAGGCAGGCTGCCATGCGACCTGTATTCGGAGCAACTCCGGGAACGCAACATCCGGGCACAAATGTCTGGATTCCAGTTCGTCCCCGGATCCGACGACATCCAGGCGAGAACCGCCCTAGTGCGGCAAATGCTGCACATCCGCGGTGACGGCAGCACTCAGCTGAAGTTCCTGGAGAACGCTGTGCCAGAGCTGTACCGCGAGCTGCGTCGGTACAAGAAGAAGGTGGTGCAGTCCAACAACGGTCCGTTCGTCACGGACATGCCCAACACACGCGGCGAGGTCCACAGCTGCCAATGCCTGGAATACCTCTGTGCCTATGAGCCGCAGTACCACCAACCGCCAGCCCGGCCAGGCCCTGAGCCGTGGTATGTCAAATGGCGAGCCGAGCGTCTGAAACGTCAGGGCGATGACGGAAAGGGATACGTATGCCTGGGACCGACGAAAAAGTGAACTGGAAGATGCCGGCCGCCTCCGTGGGCGACACGGTGCTGTATCAGGCTCATGAGGGGTCTGAGCAGGTGATGGCGTTCGTCATCAAGGTGGGCCAGGACACCCTCACCCTCTGGGCCCTGTCTCCTGGGTACGGCGGGGTGGAGAAGCCCAGCGTCCGCCACCGGGACGATCCTCGCCTGGACGACAGCACGGAATGGCGGCGGTTTGGCACTTGGACCTACGCCCCGCGGGATCCGCGTGTCGCCCAGCTTTCCGAGCGGGTTGCGATGCTGGAGCAGAAGCTGCGGGGCAATAAGCAGTAGCCCAGGGCCCTGCCATGCAAGAACACCCGCTCCGGCCAATCGTCCAAGGTTGGCTGGAAAAGATCGAACTCGCCAAGGAACACAAACGGCCTTTTCAGGAGGACGCTGATGAGGCCATGCAGTTCTATGACGGCGAGAACGCCTGGATGTTCCGCAATGACTACACGCGGGGCGTCAAGGGGTTTGTAAAAGGTCTGGCTCCGCCGGCCTTCCGGATGACCATCAACCGCGTTTGGGAGGCCGTTCGCCTCTTCGGCGCGGTGATCCATCACCGCAACCCGGTGCGGAACGTCACGGCTCGCCAGTACCCCATGGTGAGCCCGCAGATGCTGGGGATCTTTCCCCAACCTCCAGTGCCGCAGATGGGGCCTGATGGCCAGCCCGTCATCGGTCCGGACGGCCAGCCGGTGATGATGCCTGATCCGGGCATGCAGATGTACCAGCAGCTGGTCCAGCAGACCCAGTTCCTCTCTGAGAAGCGTGGCGTCATCGCCAAGCTCCTGGAGGACTACCTGAATTACACGCCCAACGAACTGCACCTCAAGGACCACAGCCGCAAGGTGGTGGACGAGGCGTTGATCAAAGGAGCTGGGTGCTGGTTTACTGAGCTGTACCAGTTCCCAGGAACGGAAACCCGTGTCGCCGGGTCGTTCTATGAGACGTTCGACAACGTCCTTTGGGACCCGGACGCAGACGACCAGCAGGACATCCGCTGGATCGCCCGCCGCCGCACGCACTCACGGGACTTTGTCGCCCAGAAGTTCGGTGTCCCTGAAGAGGACCTGAAGGGTCACAGCGAGTCCTACGACTCACGCAGCCGCCGCCGCGAGGTGGGCTACGAGAACAAGAAGAAGAACGGCAAGACCAACGACCTCGTCACGTACTGGGAGATATACAGTAAGACGGGGTTCGGAGATCGCCTGAAGGATGCGGACCAGAAGCTCCGTGGCAAGTTCGATGCCCTGGGCGACTTCTGCTACATCGTCGTCTGCGAGGGCGTGCCGTATCCGCTGAACCTGCCGCCGGACATCATCCAGGACGAGGTGGACGAGAGCGGCCTGCCGCAGCGACTGTTCCAATCGGCTCAGTGGCCCATCCCGTTCTGGGTGGAGCCGGACGGGTGGCCCTGCACCATCCTCCAGTGGCACGGCAAGCCGGGGTATTCGTACCCCATCTCGCTCATCAAACCCGGCATTGGTGAGTTGAGGTTTATTAATTATGCGATGAGTTTCATCGCCACCAAGATCGCCACATCCAGTCAGACGCTTATCGGTGTCGCCAAGGCCGCGGACAACGACCTGAAGGCCAAGATCCTGGACTCCGATGATTCCGGCTTCAAGATCGTAGAGATCAGTGAGGCGATCGGCCGTTCAGTGAATGACGTGATCAGCGTCTTCAATCTTCCCGGCGTGCCGAATGAGCTGTTCCAAATTGTGGCAGAGGTCACCAACCTGTTCGACCGGCGCGTCGGTCTGACAGAGCTGATTTACGGCATGTCCAGAAATCAGTTCAGGTCAGCCGCAGAAGCCGCCGTGAAGAGTGAACAAATCTCGGTCAGGCCAGACGACATGGCGAACCAGCTGGAAGATGCCATGTCCCTCCTGGCACGGAAGGAGGCGTTCTGTGCCCGGTGGCTGGTACAGCCGCAGGACATCGCCCCGCTGCTTGGTCCCATGGCTGCGGGTGCGTGGCAGATGCACGTCCTGGCGGCGAGCCCGGACGAGATCGTCCGTGAGTTCGACTACCGCGTTGAGGCTGGAAGCGCCAGAAAGCCCAACAAGGGGACCAAGGTCGAACAAATGAACCAGGCCCTCCAGGTCATGATGCCCGTGGCGCAGGGCATGCTCCAGGCTGGGCAGCCGCAGCTGTTCAACGCACTCCTGGAGGACTGGGGACGAGCCATGGACATCGACGTGGCACGGTACATGGTCCCGCCGCCTCCGCCACAGCCTCCACCTCCACCGCAGGAGCAACAGAATGCCAATCCCCCAGCAGGTGCTTGATGCCGGCCCGGAGGCTGTGCGGACCTACAAGGCCGCCCTGCCCTACGGCGAGAAGTGGGCGTCAATGTGTGCGCTCCAGTGCCCTCCTGGCACCAAGGGCACGGACCGGGCGTTCAACCAGGGCCGGTACAACCAGCAGCAGTTTGACGACATGCCCAAGCTGATGGCGGAACACATGCTCCGCGAGGCCCGCGAGGCGGGGATCAGCACGGCCGGCAAGCAGTACGTGGGCGGCCTGGCAGACAAGCGGGCCCACAAGGACCCGGAAGCATGGGTTGATTCCACCGCCGACATCGTCCGCGTGGCCCGGAAGCGCAACCTGACCGTGGAGGGGATCGTCAGCCACAAGGGCATTCCTGTTCCTCCCAAGCGGGCGCCACTATCCGAGAAGATCATTGCCGAAGACATGCGGCACTACCGCAAGCTCCATCCCAACAAGAAGGCGGGCGAGCTGCGGGAGATGATCATCGCCAAGCACTCCTATCGACCGAAGGGTAAGTGACATGCCGTCGATCAAAATCTCCTCGCTTCCGGTCGGTGCCGCAGACCCAAACGCCATACTGATCATCAACAACGCCGGCAACACGCAGACCCAGCGTGTGACGGCTGGGGCGATTGCGGCACTGTCTGGCCCGGTCCATTCGGTCGCCGGGAGGACTGGAGCGGTGGCCATTACGTCGGCCGACATCAGCAACTTCAACACGGCAGTGGCGGTGGTTGCCGGTACTGCGTCGCCCGTGTCGTCGGTCAACGGTGCCACGGGTGCAGTGAGCCTCAACGCCACCTCAGTGGGCGCTGCCCTGGCTTCGCACAGTCATGCGACCGGAGACATCACCGGCTTCAACAGCGCCGTGGCTATCGTCGCCGGAACGGCTGCGCCGGTCACGTCGGTCAACGGCCTTACGGGGGCGGTCAGTCTGAACGCAACAACGATTGGTGCCGCCCCATCGTCGCACAGTCACAACTCCACCGCGGTGACCGACTTCGTCACTGCCGTGGCTACGGGAGAACGGTGGGCCACAGTGACGATCAGCAACTCCGTGATTTCCACGGTAGCCGACGTGTACCGCCTCACCTCGTCCACCAACACGGAATTGCGTGGCATCACCAACGCCGTGCGGGACGGGTCCACCAGGGCCACGTTCGTCAATGTGGGGGTCAACAACGTCACGTTCGTCCACAATCACAGCACCGACTCTGCGGCGTTCCTGTGCCCGGGTGGGGTGAACTTCTCACTGGGCGAGAACCAGTGGGCTCACGGGCGCTACGATCCAACCAGCCAACGCTGGCGAGTGGTGCCCAACTGCTGCGGCGGAACGTGATCGGCCAGCGGCTACTCCGCATCGGCAGCCTGCTGTTGCGTGCGCCATTGCGCAGCGGCGTGGCGATGGCCCGCGCGGCCCAGGCAGACCGCGTCGAAGACGCCGTCCTGGAGTCATGGATTGCCGAAGAGGCTGAGAAGCGTGGCGTCAGCCTTCCCAGGAGGTCCGTGTCACGCATCCTCGCCATGGCCAAGCGGGCCGCCAGGACCAAACGGCCCGGCAGGCTGGCGGTTGTGTGCTGCCACTTCAATCCAGCCAACTGGTCCAGGCCCAGGGACAACTACCTGCGGTTCCTGCACTCCATGGAGTGGCACGGAGTGCCTGTTTTCAATGCAGAGGTAGCGTTTCCTGGGCAGGAGTTTCCAACAACCGACGCCTTCCTCCAGATCCACGCACGGGATGGCCAGGCCATCTGGCAAAAGGAGCGGCTGATCAACCTGCTGGTGGAGGCCCTCCCAAAGGACTTCACGCACATAGCCTGGATCGACGCCGACATCCTGTTCCTGGACAGGGACTGGCCCTCCAAGGCCATGGCTGCATTGGCTGAGTATCCGGTGGTCCAGCTCTGGAACCGCTGGCACTGCTGCGACGAGGACGGTGCGGTGGTCCAGGTCCTGGCCGGCGTGGGGCCGATGGCAGAGCGATACATGGGGGCCGGGGTGAGTTCCCCTGGCGGGGCCTGGGCGGCACGGCGGTCCATATTCCCGCTCTATGACAGGCACATTGTTGGGTCAGGTGACGCCATGTGCCTGGAGGGCTGGATGGGCCTGGAGCATTCCCGCTGCCTGGGGCGTATGAGCGAGGCAATGAAGCGTGACTACGAGCCCTGGGCCAAGACCGCCTGGAGCAAGGTTGGCGGGAACATCGGATCCCTCAAGGGGGAGGCGTTCCACCTGTTCCACGGCACCCGTCAGGACAGGCAATACGTGGACCGTTGGCAGCCCGTGATCAACGCCGGGTTCGATCCTGCGGAACACCTCCGCGTTGCGGACAACGGACTCCTGGAATGGACCGACTCCGCTCCGGACGGCCTGCGTTCCTGGGTTCGCAGGTACTTCGCAGCCCGCAATGAGGATGGCGGGCAATAGATAACGGAGTGCGCCATGAGCAGAAACCGCCTTCAACTCCGCCGGGGTCTGGCGGCGACCTGGACAGAGCGCAACCCGGTCCTGCTGGCGGGCGAACTCGGTTTGGAACTGGATACCAACCAGTTCAAAATTGGTGACGGTGAAACGGCGTGGAATGCCCTGCCGTACTACACCGCCTCCGCCAGCCTGGACAACATCACTGAGTTTGAGCTGACCAGCGTCCAAACGGGTGATGTGCTGCGTTACTCATCAGGGAAATGGCGTAACTATCCAGAGCAGGAAGTTGTCAACGGAGGTGATTTCTAATGGCTACGCTGCGGATCAAGAGGCGTGCGACCGGCGGTGCGAGTGGGGCGCCCAGTACGCTCGCTCAGTCGGAGCTGGCGTTTTCTGAAGTCGATGACATCCTGCACATCGGCAAGGGATCCGGCGGCGGTGCGTCCGTCTTGGCTATTGGCGGGCCTGGGGCGTTTCTCAGCCTGACTGCCACGCAAACCGCCAGCGGCACCTACACCTACTCCGGAACAGTCAACCTGTCCGGGACGTTCAAGATCGGTGGCACGTCGGTCACATCCACAGCGGCGGAGCTGAACACGCTGGCCGGCGTCACGGCCGGCACAGCCACAGCATCCAAGGCCCTGGTGGTTGATGCCAACAAGGACATCAGCCTTGGCACTGGTGATCTGTCCTGCACCGACGTGACCGCCAGCGGCAACGTCAGCGGCACATGGAACGGCACGGCCATTGGAGTCTCCAAGGGCGGCACCGGCCTGACTTCCGCAGCCAAGGGGACTGTGTTGGTCGCCAATGACACCAACACCATCAGCGCCCTGGATGGCGGCGGCACCAGCAACGGCGTCCTGTACTACACGGCCAGCACCGACACCATCTCCTGGGCAACGGAGTTGGACGGCGGCTCTTATTGATGACCATCAAGATCAAGCACAAGCGTGGCACCGCCTCTGCGGTGGCGTCGGCTAACCCCACGCCAGCGGCCGGGGAGCTTGTGTTTGAGACCGACACCCGTCGGTTCAAGTTGGGTGACGGCAGCACGGCATACTCCTCGCTTTCCTATGTCACGCCATACGTGACGGCGACCGACAGGTTGCTGGGCCGCTCCTCCGCCGGCGCCGGCAGTGCGGAGGAGATCACCTGCACGTCGTTCGGTAGGTCGCTGATCGACGACGCCGACGCCGCAGCGGCACGCACCACGCTTTCCGTGCAGCCGACGGCGAGCCCGGCGTTCACTGGGACGGCAAGTTTCGGAGCCAGCGTGTCAGTCGGCACCAGCACGCCGACGTTCGTCAATGCCAATTATTCAGGCGTGCATATTCATGCGGCAACTGCGACATCGTTGAGGCTCACTAACGCTACCACTGGGCAGACGGCTACAGACGGGTTTGAGTTGCTGCAAGACTCAGGCGGTGGAGCGTATGTATGGAATCGCGAAAGCACTGATCTGCTGTTTGGGACTGCCGCCACCACCCGCCTCACCATCTCCTCCACCGGCGTCGCCACGTTCGCGGGGCAGATACTCGCGGACGACCTCGCTACATCGAATAGCGTCGTCTATGCGTTCGACGGCGACACAAACACAGGAGTCGGACGGGCTGGAGCCGATATTCTGACGGTGGTGACGGGCGGCACCGAGCGGGTGCGGGTGGATGCGTCGGGGAATGTGGGGATTGGGGTTACACCGACGCAGCGACTCCACGTAGTACGTTCTGGCACCGGCATAGCCGCGCGGTTCACCGACAACTCCACGCAGACGCTGGACATTGGAGTAACGGCATCGGCTGGCGTGTACTACGACAATCCAAACAGCGGCTACCATGAATGGCAGATCGGTGGCTCAGGGAAGATGCGGCTGACGGGCGGAGGCGAGTTGCTTATCGGCAGCACAACCGATCAAGGCGGGTTCAACCTGCAAGCCACAGGCTCCGCATGGATTGACAACCTGTATCTCAGCACAATTACGAACTGGGGCAGGCTGGCAATCAACCACAACGGAGCGACTACGTTCGCCGCTGGCTGGAACAACACAGACACAGGAAGTGCCGGTCAGACAACGCTCAACATTCTGCGCAACGGCACGTCGGTAGGAAGCATAACGACGACTAACGCAGCGACAGCGTTCAATACCTCGTCCGATTACAGGCTGAAGGACGACGTGCAGGCGATGGATGGCGCAACCGCACGGCTTGCTTCGTTGCGGCCAGTCACATGGCAGTGGCGAGTTGGCGGCGTTGGAGAGGGATTCCTCGCCCATGAACTCGCAGACGCCGTGCCGCTTGCAGTGACAGGAGAGAAGGACGCAGTAGGAGGCGACGGCAAGCCAATCTGGCAGAGCGTTGACCTGTCCAAGTTGGTGCCGCTGCTGGTAGCCGCACTACAGGAGAGCAACGCACGCATCGCCGCACTAGAGGAGCGACTGAACCATGGCTGACATCCCCACGCTGTACGCAAGCGAGCCACTGTCGATCAGTGCCACGTACGACAAGCTGTGGCTGCGTGAGTGCGTGATAAGCGCCAGCACAGTCGGCGGCGAAGCCGAAGCCCGCGTGACCCTCGTCCGATTCCGGACGACCGAGACCGGCGTGGAAGAGGCACCCGCCGAGCCGGTGCGGCTTCATGTCAAAGACCTCTTGGCTGGAGCGGAGGCCGACGCGGACCTCGCGGCGGCGGTTGGGGCGCTCATGGCGTATGTGGCGAAGGTGGGCGTGGCAGAGGGCGTGGTTGCAGGGTGACGAATGCCATACCAAACCTACTACGATCTGGTTGAGAACCTCATCACCACTTCCGGTGGTGGCGCTCAGGATGCGGAACAGCGTGACATCCGCACCGCTGTGCAGCGTGCCTACCAAGAGCTGGGCTGGATCAAGGACTGGGAGTTCCACCAGCAGACCGGCCGCGTGGTGATTGAGCCGGCATGGCAGGGAGAAGTCACGTTCGTCGCCTCCACCAGGACGATCACCAAGACCGTAGGCGATCCATTTCCGGCCGGAGCCGCCTACTGCTTCATCCGCATCAATGACGTGATCGCCAAGGTTGCCACCAGGACAAGCTCTAGCGTCTTGGTGTTGGACAGTGCGCTGACCTACCCGGAGGACTTCAGCACCTCCACGGTCGCCCTGCTCTACCGCACGCTCTACCCGCTGCCAACCGACTTCCGCAACCTGGACAAGCCGATCGATGAACACAGCTGGTCAGCATTCAGCTATGTGTCCCAGGACGAGGCGATGAAGATCGAACGGGTCCTGGACGCCCAGGGCCCGCAGGCGTACTGGACCGTCACGCGGGACGACATCACTGGTGGCTGGGCGATCCGGATCATCGGCTACCCGGCCCGCCTGGAGACGATCGATTTCACCTACCGCCGCTCACCGCGGCAGCTGCGGTACTCAGGCCATGAGACGGCAACTAGGGCTGGGACTGTAACTGCCTCTGGAACCACCGTCACGGGCACTGGCACGTCGTTCAACTCTGCCATGGTCGGATCGATCATTCGGATTGGCACAGCATCCGATAGCCCGGAGACCATCAGCGGCCTCAACCCCTATGTGTCAGAGGCCAAGATCACGGCAGTCGGCAGCGCTACCAGCCTGACGGTCAACACATCGCTCACGGCCTCGTCCGCCAAGTACCTGATCACGGACCCAGTGGACTTTCCTCCTGGCATGACCAACTGCCTGCACAGCGCCACGGAGTACTGGCTGGCACGTATCCGCAACCAGAAGGCTGACCAGGCGTTCTCGCTCTACCAGCGTGACCTCCGCCTGGCGATGGAAAACGACCAACTGGCTCCGCTCTCAGGGGCCAGGCGGGTCATGTGGGACCTCTCCGGCTGGCGGTCAACTCCGCAGGCTGACGGCGTGGATGGAGGCTCACCGTGATCATCATCGATCAGTGGTCCGGCCTGGTAACCAATGCTTCCCCATACGGCATCAAGCCAGGGGCCGCGGTCACGCAGGTCAACCTCCAGGTCCTGTCGCCTGGCGAGCTGACCGTTCGTCCCGGCACGGTCGCCCTGTCGTTCACCACGCACACGGGATCAACGTCTGGCATTTGGCGTTCGTTCCGCTACCCGTCGCCCACCGAATCGATCATCTACCAGTCACGTGACGGTGTGGTGCGGATCGCCCAGGGGCCGAGCTGATGCAGATCGCAGCACGCACAGCCGGCGGGCTGATCAGGATATCCGTGGGCACGTTCGGTGCGAGCTACTCAGCGCCGCCGGACGTGACTATTTCCGGTGGCGGTGGCACAGGCGCACAAGGCGTTGCCCACATCGACGGCGGCCGTGTGCAGTCCGTGGTCATCACTAACGCCGGGACTGGCTACACCAGCAATCCTACGGTGACCATCACGGCCAGGGCTCAGGCCGTCACCGTTCAGTCGGTGACGGCAGGCACAAACTCCACAACGGTCACGCTGGCTTCAGAGGTCAGCTCCACGTCCTGGCCGAGCATTCTCAGCGGCGGCACAACCTCTTCCGTAGTGCAGTTCTCTAACGCCACCCAGCTGGTGGTATCAGGGACGGCTGCGACGACTGGTGCCGCCACGCTCTACCACAACGGCTCAGGGGCTACGGCTAGAGCTTTTGCCTACACGGGATCTATTCGGCCGCTGACGTTCTACGCCGGCAGGTACAACGACGTGTACGGCGTGGACGGCATGGGGCGTGGCATCCGGTACATCCTGTATCCCAAGCCTGACTACGGCGAGTGCGACCTGGAGACGGTCGCAGGCGACACACTGGTGTCCGAGGCCGGCGACACGCTCATCACGGAATACGGGGCCGAGGTCAACGCCCGTCCGATTGGGCTGAACAAGCCTGCGGTGGGACCATCCATGACCGCCGGATCGACCGGGTCTGGGCGATTCGTCGGTGCCGTCCAAATGGTCCGCGGTGGAGCCGGCTACGCCGGGGTGCCTACCGTCACGTTCACGGGTGGATCGCCCACCACACCAGCCAAGGCCCGTGCCGTAGTGATCCAGGGCCGCGTGGACCGCGTGGTCATTACCGATGTAGGCGACGGCTACCAGGCCACGCCGACGATCACCATCTCAGGTGGCGTTGGCCAGGGAGCGACATTTACGCCCGGCCTGCTTGGCGAGGTTGCCAGCCTAGACGTGATCGCCGGAGGCACTGGCTACACGTCGAACGCCACCACGTCTCCCACGGTGGTGTTCCACAACACCCAGGGCCTGACGCAGGCATCGGCCCGTGTGTCGGTCAATGAGCGCGGTGCTATTGACGGCATCTCCATCCTGGCCAGCGGCACTGGCGCCACGGCAACCGGCGTGACGGCATCCGTCACGGGTGGAGGCGGCACTGGCGCGCAGCTGGGCGTGCGGATGCGGTATCAGGTGACGGCGCTGACCGTCGCCAACTCTGGCCAGGGCTACTTCACTCCACCGCTTGTCACTATCCAGCGAGACCCGCTGGACTCCGAGGCCAGCGATGCCGCCGCCACAGCCTCAGTCGATGCCGACGGCCACGTGTCGTCTGTCACGCTGATCAGCGGCGGTCAGTATTCCATTCCCCCAACCGCCTATGTGGCGAACTCTGAAGCCAGGGCGCAGGCGACTCTCCGGGAGCGGATGCGTGGCACGTACTACTGCTGCGTGCGGTACTACGACGACACGCCGGAGAACCAGAACGGACCATGTTACAGCTCCATCTCAGAGCTGGTGGAAGTCACGTGCGAAGACGGTGCCGGTGGATTGACCTGGGCATTCTCGCACTACGGCCTGGATGACCGGGTGGTGGGCATGGAGCTGTGGCGCAGCTCGTCTGACCAACGCACAGTCCTGTTCCGCGTCGCCAAGATCCTGCGGTCCGACGCCAACTGGACCGGCACTTACCTGGACACCGTAAGCGACGTGGACCTGACCGACACCCAGCGGGAGATGTACGGCCTCATGCCGGTGACGCTCCCGTCTGGGCAGATCAACGCGCGGCGGTTTGAGGTTCCTCCTGGTGAATACGCAGTCGCCTGCATGTTCCAGGACCGCGCCTGGTACGCCAAGGACATCCTGGGCCAGCGTCCCAATTCGCTGATGTTCTCCGAGATCGATGAGCCGGAGAGCGTCCCAGCAGACAACGAACTGGTCGTCCAGGAAAACAGCGTCACCTCCGACACCATCCAGGCACTCATCCCACTTGGGCCTTCGCTGCTAGTCATCCAGACATCGCACATCTACAAGCTGATGTACGTGTCGCAGCCGATCATCGATGCGTCCATCACGCTGGCCTCGTACCGTGGCATTCTTCAGGAACGGTGCTGGGCGGTGATGGGTGGGGTCGCCTTCCTGGTGGACTCTAGCGGCATGTATGCGTTTGACGGCCAAACCGAAGAAGCCATCTCCGCGGCCGTCGATGACTACTGGCGGGACAACATCATCGACTTTACCCAGGCCGACAAGTTCCACGTGTCAGCCGATTTCCTGACCAAGACGGTGCGGTTCCATTACTGCCAGTCATCTGACTCCGAGCCCACGCGGGCGCTCTGCTACTGCGTCGCATCGAAGGCGTGGTGGGAAGAGCAGCACCCTGTCGCACACACCTCGTCCACGCTTTCGCTCATCGGCCGACGCTGGCTCCAGGTGGCAGCCACCGCCCAGGGCAGCCTGGTGCGGCACAGCGGCCTGACTGACGGCGGATCCAACATCACCTACCAGTACCGCTCCGGTGCGTTGCCATTGGATGCAGGGCCCAGCCGTTCTGTCGCCGTGGTCTACAAGCCCACGCCAAGCAGCAACAACTTGGGCCTGTCGCTGCACTACAACAACTCATCCACGCCACGCCAGAACGCCATCAGCGTGGACCGTGGTTCCGGCTTCGTCGCCACGCAAGGCGGCACCGAGGCGACCCTGGACATGTCGCAGGCCCGCTCTCCGCTGGGGGCGGCCAACGGATTCGCCAGGGCCTACGTGGCAGGCAAGCGCGACGACCGGGCCGTCGGAGGCGACAGGCACATGGCCATTGCCATGGCTGGCACGCAAAGCTCCACGGCATCAGGCGATGGAGTGGTGATCTATTCCGCTCAGGTAGAGGGAGTGGGCTGATGCTGACCAATCTTATGCCGGCACTCGCCAAGGCCATGGGCGGGTCCATGAGCGACCAGCAGTTGCGGGGAATGATGCAGGCTCTTGGCAACTGCAATCAGCCGTTGGAGCATCGCGGCACCGTAGGCATTTCCCCGCAGATGCCGCCTTCAACTGGCGGAGGAACCTACAACGGTGACTACTGGAACTTGAGCGAATACGGCGACCTCTTCAACTTCAACAACGATAACAGCAACAACATCCAGGGCGATCAGTTCACGTACCTCAACAACAGCCCGTTCAACAACGTAAACAACACGTCATACGGCGATTCCAACACCTACAACGAATACAACGACTTCAGCTACAACCACGGCGGCGAGGCGTTCTACGATTTCTCTGATCGCAGAACCATACGTTTGGGCGACGTGTTTAACAATGCTGGCGACACCATCATCAACATTGTGAACAACCCGCCGGGCCAGCGCGGAGAGAGAGGGGACCGCGGAGACCGTGGAGATAGCGGGGAACGCGGAGACCGGGGCGACCGAGGTGCGGACGGCGCGGACGGCGAGCGCGGATCAAACGGTCTCAGCATCGTTGGCCCACCCGGGCCTCCAGGAAGTCCTGGCCGCGACGGCGCCGACGGACTCCAGGGACCTGCCGGGCCGCCGGGCGTCACAACCGTGATCTACATAGGCGAGCCCGGTGGGCCGAGGCGGACGAAGCGCATCAGTTTCGTCAAGAGCTTGCGGGTTGGTTATGGCCTGCTGACGTATCTCAAGGGAGGAACCGTGACGGCGACCTGCGGCGACGACGGGTCCATTGCTGTCAAATTTGACCCCCAATATGGGTTTGCCGACTATGTCCAATTTGTAGAGGGGGTGCCCGGTTCTGAAACAGTTTTGACTGGCTAAAGCCGGAATCAGGACAGTTGTATGTAGGAGAAACCAATGCCATCCGTAATCAGCCAGCAGGGCATCACCAACGCCTTCCCGGGCGGCACAGTGACGCACATGCCCGCCCAGCCGCAGCAGTTCCCGGATCCGCGTGGGGCCATGTTCCAGCTGCCAGGCCAGATGATGGCCGGCATCTCCAACAACTACGGCTCCATGGCCGGCGGGCTCGCAGGCATTGGGTCAGCCTTGGGCCAGATGAGCGGCCAGCAGTCTGCCGGCCTGAGCAACCTTGGCAATGCCTTTGCCCAGAACTATGGGGCATACGGCGGCGTCCTGGGCAACCTTGCCCAGTCGCAGGCTGCCGAGCGTGCTGCACGCATGTCCACCATGGGCAATGCCGTCCAGGCCAACCAGGCCGGGCTGGGGAACATGTGGACCCAGGCCCTGGCGTCGTTCGGCGGCATGGGCAACCAGGCCCTCCTGTCCATGGGCCAGGGCCAGCAGGGATACCAGCGTTCGTTGGCTGACATGCAGGGATCGAACCAGCAAGCCCTGGCGTCCATGCAGGCCGCGAACCAGGGGGCTCGCGCCTCCATGCAGAACGCCAACCAGGGGGCGCAGGCAAACATGCTGGGCAGCGCCATGGGGGCATACCAGGGCACACATGCGGCCGATCAGCAGGCCCTCATGGGGATGCAGAACGCCAATCAACAGGCATTGGCCCAGTCTCTTGGGGCCACCCAGGGTGCGTTTGGCAGCGCCGTCGGAAGTACTCAGGGGGCGCTGGCCAACATGCAGGGCAACGCCCTCCGTGGGCTGGGTGCGATGGGTGTCGCTGGGCAGGTCAGCGGCATGTTCGGCGGCGGCGGTTCTGGCAACACATTCTCAGCCTCTGGGCCGGGCGGGCCGATCGCAACTGGCTCTTACGGAGCAAGTGGTGGCGGCGGTGGAGGAGGCGGTGGTGGCGGAATGTCTACGGCTGACATGGTTGGCATCGACGCTGATGCCCGCCGGCAGCTCATGGACTTCGGCTACGACTCCATGGGCCAGATCGGCCGGGCCGGCGACCGCACTGCCCGCAACCTGATGGGCGGTAACGAAGCGGCGATGGGCCAGCTTGGATCCACTGGCATGGACATTCGCAACCGCATCGGTGCGGATCGTTCCAGTGCCCTCTCCAGCCTGCTGGACAGCAACAACGCAGCCTTGGCCGACTTGGGCCGCGCCGATGCGGAAACGCGGGGCCAGGCACTGGACGCCAACCGCATGGCCATGGACCGCCTGGATCGTCAACAGGACCTCTACCGCCAGGACTACGGCAACATGATGGGCCAGGGGCTCATGGGCCTCCTGACTTTGGGGCGTGAGGGTTCAGGTGCCCTGCGGACTGGCATGGGTGACTTCTATTCCAACCTGGACCGTGGGGCGACGAACTTCGGCCAGTACCTGGATGCGGCTCGCCAGGGCTTTGGGCAAAGCAGCTCCGACATCCGCGGCATCGGAGATCGCATGAGCCGCGACTACGGCTCGTCTCTTGGAGCGCTGACGGGCCTGGCGTCGCAGATCGGATCCGGTATGCGTGACGCCAACCAGACTGGCGTGGATTTTGCCAACAACTTCCTCCAGCGATACATGCCGACTCCAGAAGAGGAGTACCGCCGCGCCAATCGACTGGGTGCCATGAGGGCGGCAGACCGTGAGTCTGCCATGGCACGTTCGCCTTACGTGCAGAACTACAACGCATACCGCGACCGCGTGCGAGCGGCCGAGCGGCGCATGCCAGTGATGCGGTGACCAATGATCCAATACCAAACACAGCTTAAGAACGCTCCGCCGCAGACTGCCCAGCCGCTGCAAGCATTCCAGCAGCAGGGCCTGCCGTACCAATACAACCAGAACCATGCTGATGTGATGAACAGCATGATGCAGCGGCAGGCAGTGGACATGAGCCGCTACGCCCAGCAGATGCAGGACGCCTACTCTGCCAAGCAGCAGCAGGAAGAGATGCAGAACGTCCTGGCGGGACTGACGCAGTTGTCCCAAGACAGACAGAACCAGCAGAACATGGGCAACAGCCGGCTCCAGGCCATGCTGGGATTCCAGGGATCGCTCCTTAACGGCCTCATGCGATGAACAGCGTATTCGTCAACCAGACGCCGCCGGCCGGGTTTACTCCTGGTCAGTCGCAGGCTGGATTCAATCAGCAGATGGCCCAGGCCCTGGCCATGGGTGACCCGCGGTTCCAAATGAAAAGCCTGGACCGTGCCGGGTTTTCCCGCGGCGGTGCCCAACGCAACCAGGCCGGCATCAATGCCGCCCAGGCTCTCTCTCAGGGAATCGCTGACGCCTACCGCCAGCAGATGGACGACCAGCAATACAACGCCAACCTAGCCCTCCAGGGACAATCCTTACAGGAGCAACGAGCCCAGGCCCTAGCGGGGCTGCAACAACAGGACTCCTACGCACAGCAGATGGCAGCACTGCAACGTCAGCAGGCTGCGATGAACTTCGCCGGAGGACTCCTTGGAGGGTTACTTGGATAATGAAGACCAAGGTCATGTTTGATCCACGCGACCTGACCAAGGAAGCGTTGGTTCGTCTGGTGCAGCAGCTGTCTGTAGCCAACGACGAGGAAGAGGCCAAGCTGATGAAGCAGCTTGAGCAAACGCACAAGGAATCCAACGACCTTGCCGACCTGACCGAAGAGAAGCGCGGCAAGCCTAACGCCATCGATCCGATGGACGATTCAGAAGACGACGAAGACGAGGACGACTGATGGGCAATCCACTCAACACTGCCGCCAACGTGCGCCGGCTGATCGGCACCTCGCCTGAGATGGCGCGGTTCTTTCGCCAGCTACCCAATGATCCATCGGTGATGGCAGCTGCACGCGCCGCCGAGGAAGCCAAGCTGGCCCGTCACTTCGGCCGACCTGAGCCGGAGATGTTCCGAGACATCGAACTCCCCGTGCCCACTGGTCGCCAGTTCGGTGATGCCGATCCTGGGCTCTTTGGCCCCACTGTTCAGCGAATGTTGGACGCCGCCGACTACAACCGCGCCGTGGATCCAGGCATGGGCGGCGAGGACGTGATGGAAATGCTCCGCCGAAACGAACGCATGCGGACTCTGGGCAGGGTCAATGCCGAGCGCTACGGCGGAGAGCGGGCGCAGCTGTTCGACATCGCCCAGCAGAACATCGAAGCCGCTCGTCAGGCCCGGATCGCCAGCGGCCAGGCTGACCTGGCCAACGACGCGGCCTTGGACGTTGGCCTCAAGGCGGCCATGGGCGGCCTTGGCGCTACAGCCGCTGGTCTTGGGGCAGCCCTGTCCATGGACGATATCACGCCGGCTGCGCCCGGGGATTTCATGCCGGACACCGTGCGGGCTGAAGACCTGATGTACGACGCCGACCTCTACGACACCGCTCCAACGGTCCAGGGCGAGCGTGGCTACACCATGATGGATGGGATGCTGACCGATCCATTGCAGAAGCTGGACTTCGTCTCACCTGAGATTGACGTGCCAGAAGAAGAGATGCCGGCGTTTTCAGACGACGAAATGGTAGCGCAGATGCGTGCGGAATCGTTTGGCCCTATCCGAGAAGCTTCGGACGCCGAGGTGAAGTACTACGCCGACGGTCCGGAGGGCCAGTACAAGTGGAAGCAGAATCTCCCTGACGTTCCGCGTAATGGTCGCACCGGATCGGTCCTGACCAACGAAGACCAGGCCAGGTGGGACAAGCTGCACGCTGCCGGAGTAGATCCGCAACGGGCACTGGAGGTCGTCCGCGGACAGAAGCCGATGACTAAGGCAGAGCTGCGAATCCTGATGGGGGGTAAGTGATGCGATCCAGGACTGAAGGTGCGCCATCATTGCCGATCGTCAGCGACGACGACATGACGCGGGAGGAGTTGGACGAGGCACTGCGACGCGGCGCCATATCGCCGGACCAGCACCGGGCTGCCGTCGCCGGTCTTCCGTCCAGCGCGCCGTCCGGAGCGGCAGGTCCGCGATCTCGCTACCCGGGTCACATGGACATGGACGACGGCCCGGAGGGCGTGTCTGCGTGGTTCAGGGACTTCGACGCTGACATGGCAAGGAAGCGTGAGGCTAAGACTGCCGACCGCAGGGCAAGGTTTGACCGAGAGGTGGCGGACGCCGAGCGTGGCCTGGATGAAATGCGGGCTGGCCCTGGTGCGCCGCCTCCTCGCGTGCGTCCTCCGAGCCCAACCGCTCGCCTAGAGCAGGAAGGCCAGGACCTGGCAGATAGCCGCGCCTACGGCAGGCCGTCGCAGGGCGGTGCCCCATTCCGTTCAGCGGGGGAAGCCGAGGAGTACGGGCGGCGGCGTGTCGCATCCCCTGCCCGCCGTGCGGAAATGGCTGCCCAGGGCATGACCGACGCCCAGATCATCGACGCCCAGCGGTCCCAGCGTGACAGGGACATGGCGCAATCTGGAATCTCAGGCAGCTCAGGCTGGGCCCCGGTCTATGTAAACGGCCGCGTCACCTACATGGAAAGGGCGCCGGACGGTCCAGTCGGTCTCACGCAAGAGATACCGCCCATTGAAGAGCTGCCTCCTGTTCCTGAACAGCGCACAACCCTGAGCCTGCTTGGATCTTTTCCGCCTCGCCCGGCGACGCCGCCGCCAGCGGCTCGCCCGCCCGCGCCTGCCGCTACGAGGACTGTGGTCAATGTAGACAGGGGCGCGACAAACACTGCGTCCGGCAACAGGCGATCCGGCCCGTTGGTAGATAGCGGTGAGTT